AGTATGCATATTGTTTTCAAATGACTGCTTATATATCAAGACTTGCAAATCTTAAGAAAGTATTAAAGAAGTGTGTTAAAAATGATATAATTATTACCGAGAGATGTGTATTATCTGATTTCAATGTTTTTGCTAAAATGCTAAAAGATTCTGGTAAAATAAACGAAGTTGAATTTAAGTCATATGTGATGTGGTTCGATCATTTTATAGAGGATATTCCCGATATTTTATTTGTTTATATTAAAACTGATTACAGTAATTGTTATGATAGGGTCATCAAACGTTCAAGAACTGGTGAAGAAAGTGTAACCAAAGAATATCTACATTTATGCGAAAAATATCACGAAGAATGGCTTAATAAAGAAAATAGTAAAATAGTCTTTGATGGAAATAAAGATACTACATTTCATTATAATTATATGAATGAACTCAAGAATAATATTTGTAATTAAGGAAGTGACATTCCAATTAACCATAAAATTATAGTCACAACTATTAAAATGCTGAATGAAATATGCTTTTCAAATTTTGTATATTCGTCTAAAAATATTATGTCATATGGATCTTTATTCTTCTGATACCATATTGTTATTTTTTCGCCTTTTTTAAGTAAGCGATTAGTTATTCTACCCGATATATCAAATTTTTTATATGTTTTTCCATCTATATCATATATAATTTCTAATTTAGTACAAGAAAGCAATTCAGTATTTTCAATAGCATTACATTCTGGTTTATTAGAAATAACACCTGTTGTTTTTTCCCAGTCTCCAAAATATTCTGATAATATAGAAGGTGTTAAAACGAAAAGTGTAGCAGTTAATAAAACTGCAATAAGTAATAATAACGCTCTTATCATTTTATTATTCTTTTTACCAAAAGAATTCATTATATTAATATAAACAGATAATTTATTTCTTATATAAATGACAAAAAAAGAACTTATAGATAATATAGTAGAATACATACGTAATGTAAATAATGAATTAGGTAATCATTATAAAGAAAATATATACCAAAATGCTCTTTATTATGAAATTAATAACAACGGATACGTTGCTCAAACAGAAGTAATTGTACCTATACATTATAAAAATTTTTATGTAGGTTTTGAAAGAGCAGATATAGTTCATTATGAAAATAACGAGGTTAAATTAATAATCGAACTTAAATCTCAAAATCAAAGATTGGGAAGTAAAGAGATTAATCAACTTAGGAAATATATGACTAATTTAAAATGCGAAAAAGGTATATTAGTTAATTTTTATGAGACTCTAGAAATAATTAATGTAACTAACGAGTCTTTCCAAAAGATTTAATATGACATTTTTCATGTATATAATAAGCATTGAATGATAATGTATTCTTGTTCATTTTTATTAATTTGACGTCGAATATTTTTTGGTTATCATTTGATGGTAATTTACCAAAAAACTTTCTTAGATCTTTAATAGTTATCTTGTTAACAAGTTGTAACCATATGCCAAGTGTAGTAGAACTTCTTGTATTAAAAATAGGTTTTACAAATTTCTTAAAGTCTTTGAGTTGTACATCTTGATTATTAGTTCTAAATACGTGTGTCATTTTAAAAAGTCTTTCTACTAATTTCTTATCTACATTTGGTAATAGTTTATTAACATGAATAATATAAGCTCCCTCTAATGTAAAAACTATATGTACTAATGTATTATTTTTTTTAAAGTTTATAGTTTCTAATAAATCTTCACCGGATGGCCAACCATAAACAGCATTTTCTCCTATATAAGCAGACACTGGATGAGTATGATAATTTATAATACCCGTTGGAGTCATTACAGTAGGACCATCGCCGTTTATAATTGTAAATTTTGTACTAGACTTATTACAAGTTCCATTTTTACAATTATAATCCGTAAATAACATTTTACCTGCTATTTCATCATCTGCTGTATTTATTGAACGTTTAATTTTGTTAAGAAAATCTGAGTTAATAGTCCACCTAACTTTTTTCTTTACAATTGAACACATTAATATTAATAATTATTTTTTTATAAGGTTAATTTTATATTTTAAAAAGATAAGATAATATTATAAATGTCTGAAACTCTTAACGTTAATGTGCTAGTAGCAGCAAAAGAAGAATATACAAAACAATTAATAAACACTTTACAAACACCTATTTATGACATCATTAAAGATTTATACTTAGACTCGCAAAAAAATAATGTAAGACGAGATATATCTTATTCTAACTTTCAAAGAGAATTAAAACAAGTTCCAAACTGGGCTTCCTTTAAACTAGAGGAAAAATTAAGTGATATTAATAAAAAAATACCTTATTTAATGGATCTTATAACTGCGATTTTTGTTAGTCATGTTAAAATTTTAGCATGTGTTAGATTAAAGAGTGATAGTAAGTCTATTAAAATTAAAGTACCAAATTTAAATACATTTTTACATAAAATTATAATAAGCATTTCAGAAAATATATACTATAATCCTCGTATAATACATGATGAAAAAGAGAAGATATATACTATAGTTAATTCATGTATTACCGAAACTATTGCAAATCAAATACCTATAGAATATATTCTCAATGAATATTTATCAGGTGTTTTCGAGGAAGACGAAGAACATACTAATTTATCACAAGTACCATTTGAAGAACCAATTGAAACTCAAGAAGAATACGAAGAAAGCGTGGCGTCCGACTATGAACAAGAAACTAGAGATATACCAATAGTTCCCATAGAAAAAGTAGTAAATAGAATGCCGCCACCGCAAAAATTAGACCAGTTACCAATTGAAAAGAAAGAAGAACCAATTGAAAGTTTTGAAGATCTCAAAGAGAAAAAAGAGGCTATTAAAGCATTAGAAGTTAATAAAAAAGATGATATAGAAGACTATGATTCAGAGGAAGACATCTCAGACGAAGAAGAAATCTCAGACGAAGAAGAACAAGAGCCTCAAGAAAAAACTGCACCTACGCTTTTTTAATTAAAAATATAAATTTATAATAAGTAAGTAATGTCGTTGAGTCTAAAAGACATAATTAATTTACAAAAAAAGCAAACAATACGATATAACGGTCTTAAAGAAGACATGCTTAATAAATTAACAGATAAAGTTTCTCATTTAGCAAAGCACGGTCAATTAAAATGTATATATACAGTTCCTAAATATATATTTGGTTATCCACCTTATAATGTAACGGATATCACCGATTATTTATTTACTAAACTTAAAAACGAAGGATTTTGTTGTTTAATTATGGGACAAGATAAATTATTCATATCTTGGGACATTAACGACATCAATGAAATCAAAAAAAGAAAAAAACAAGAGAAAAAAACATTTATAGATATTAAACCTTTACTAAACATAAGATAATGGGATGTTTATTATCATGTTTTAAAACAGATGACATATATGAAGTTCATTTTTCTAAAAAAAGAGAGTACAATATTATAAAAGATTCTACTGAAGATTTTATGAATGAAAAGTATAAAGCAGATTTTGATTACTACGACGAGTTAAACAGGCCAACTGAATTTTCAAGACTTTTATATTTTAGAACAAATAATATCAGACACGGTTGGGACTAAAGTATAATGTATTTAAAAATAAAATAAAATTTATAAGATAAATGATAATACTTTCATTTGATATAGGTATTAAAAATTTAGCTTATTGTTTAATAGATTCTGAAGATAAGTGTATATTAGATTGGAATATACTTGATTGTACAGGTAAAGATGAAACATTGCGTGTTATAGAAGAAATTGATAATATAGACTATTTAAAACAAGCTGACATAGTTCTTCTAGAGAAACAACCATCGTTTAATCCAAAAATGAGAAATATATCAACGGCGTTATATGTTTATTTTATACTTCGTATACGTCATGAACAATCTAGAACTATTCCTATTATGTTTTATCCTGCGAAGTATAAATTAAAATGCTGTAGTATTTCTATAGAACATAAATCAAAAGATAAATATAGACAAAATAAGAATCTAGGAATAGCACATGCTAGACACTTATTAAAATCTCATATTGATTTTTTTGAAAAACATAAGAAAAAAGATGATCTTGCAGATTGTTTTCTTCAAGCTTATTCTTATATATTATTTTTTATGAACTCAAAAGTACAAAAAACTGAAGCATGATAAGGAATACTTCTAATTAGATAAACTCTAATTCCTTTATAATAATCTGTGATTTTCATATATTTCAAAGAAGAATTATCTCTAAATTTTGCTCTAATTGTATCTATAGGATAAAATACACACGCAGACACTGTTTTAGAAATAGATGTATTTATAAATGTACTAAAAGTAGAATTATCTGTTTTACTTTTAAGATATTCGTATAATGGTATTTGTACTGTAAAACTAAGATTTATAAAATAAGTTGCAAACAAGCCATTATAATAAGATTTAACTGGTAAATTTAATTTATCAGTTTGAGCTTTTTGTCTTAATATCCACAATGGAGTTGTTATTGTACTTGCTAGACAACAAGATGTATAAGCAGAGAGCCATTTTGGAATCTTTTGTTCTGAAGTGTATTTATAAGTTGGAAAGTAAATTATCCAAAACGAAGGAATAGTTATAAGACCATAAGATAATCCTTTTGTCAGCAATGAATAATCTATTTTAATTTTTTTTTTAAGTTGATAATTAATTCTAATAACATCTAAAGGATTACAAATTATTGTTGAAACAATTCCCGCTCCTAAAGCTGGAAATATTTCTTCCATAATTACTTTTATATATTTTATTTGTTTAAATACATTATGAAATATAAGCAAGAACAGCCGATGCTAGATTAGCTACATTTTTAGTATAATCTAAAACTTCGTCCTGCATAAGTCCTAAAAGTGTTCTCAGCTTAGGATAATCTGATTTTTTAATAGGTAAAGATGTATATCTATAACCAGTAATTTTTCTAAACTTATTCTCAACAGGTTTAATCATGTTTGTAATCTGCTGTCTTAATTGATTTTTTGGCAACTGTTTTTGTACTGTATGAAAAATATTTAAAAATAATTCTATTAGATAGTTATCTAGTATTTTACTTCCTGTTTTACCTCCTCTTAATTTTAACTGTTCTTTGAGTTTTTTAGAAATATATAATGGATCGTTACCGGTTCTCATTAATTGTTTATAAAAGTCAACGCTTTTTATATTTCCAAAACTAGAAAGATAAACAGATGGACCCGGCGCGGGCGAAGAAGGGGGAAATTCGCGTATATTATAACCATTACAGCGATAATAAAAATAATTGATTAGTAATTGTTGAAAAGCTGGCGAAGGAATACTTCCTGTTAAAGGTCCGCTTGTCCAAAATTCAGGAGGTTTTCCAGCCTCTTTTATTCCATATCTATAAGCATGATCTCTTTTTTTAGATGGCATATATTCTTCGTCGAGTCTTCTTAGAGTGGCATGAGGACCTATCCCTTGAACAAAATTACAATGAATTACCCAACCATCGCCGACTGGTTCATCTTCAGTTGTTTGGCCAAACTTTGTAATACGTTTCATAGGACTTCTTTTCTTTTTAGCACATCTCGAATTAATTTGAGCTTTTGTTAATTTTTGTACCAATTTTGGTGTTTTAGAATCTACCTTAACAGATGGTCTACAGTAAGCAATTTTTTCTTTAGTTTTGCGACCACATGGTTTTCTTTTTGGCCAAGCACATGCATCAATCCATTTTTCTTTGTACCATCTTCCAAGATCTGTTTTGCCCTTTCCTCCGCGATATTTTCCACCTTTTGTCTTGTATTCTCTTACAAGTCTTCCAGAATCGTAAGCTCCCCAACGTCTACCTTTAATTGACCTTTTAATTTTAGCTTTTATTGTAGAATATAATGATTTGTTTACTACATTATCTGGTACATTGTATTTTTTGCCAAAAGCATTACCAGTAGAATATTCTTCTTGAAGCCATACAAGGGCACGGTTATACCATCGAGGAACATCAAAATTAACAGAATGGCCTATTTTTTGCAAAAGAATTTCTATATTGTCCTCAGATACTGTAAGATTTATGGCAACTTGACCTTCATAAATAATTACATCTGGATTCATATCAACAAATTCATCAACTACTCTTTCTAAACAATTATACCAAAGATCGTCATCATCAAAATCTTTAGCTGTTAGAATGTCTGCTGCGTAATATAACCATTTTGCAGTATTTTCATGTGCTGGATTTAATACGAGCCATGGTTCTCCTCCTAGTTGCATCATTTCGTTAGCATATTCTGGTGATTCATATTCTGCATTTATCTTCCAAAGAAGTTGTTTAAGAAATTTTTTAGTCATCATATTAGCAGGTATTTTTCTAACATTTATACCTCTTTGGATTCTTTGAATGTCTGATGCAGATACATCTCTTTGAATTAATCTCTGAATATCGGCTGGTAGTACATTTAAAGATGTTTCGTCAAAAGGAATTATAGTTCCAAATGATAGTTTTTTACTGCCAGTGATACCTTTTGGAAACTTTCCAGTACGATTGTATACATTTAAACGTCTTTTATAATCAACAAGGCTTGCTTTAATAGTTGGTTTGTTCCAGAGGATGTACATAGAAAGGTATCCGGGTTTCATTGGGTCATTTGTTCGTAGATCTTTTTTATGACGAGAAATGTATCTTTCGCGCCGAGATTTATCTTTATGTTTTGTAAAATCAGACATACCCGCAGCCCCAAACTTACGGATATATTTTTTACCATTTTTCTCAAATGTTATTTCATATTTTTTAATACCAGATTTTATTTTTTTA